ATTGATGCGTTTCTTGAGGAGAAAAACAATGGCTAAATTACCTTACACATTTACGATTTGCCCTGATGAGCCAGCGCCTAAGCAATTTACAGCACTGACTCCAAGGTTGCTACATGCCATGCGTCATGGCGGTATGGATTTCACTATCGATCAACGCGCAGTTTTGTGGCCTGCTTCCAAGGCAGCTAAGACGGTGATTAATCCCAAGAAGGAGAAGAATCATGGATAGAGAAGACATCATCCGCATAGCGCGGGAGGCGGGGTACATAAGTTGGCAGTTTACGTCTCTGACAACACTTGAAAGCTTCGCCGCCCTTGTTGCCGAGCATGAGCGTCAGCGCATCATCACTAAGAATGCCCCAGAAATTGAGAAGATAAACGCGCACATTAAGACGCTTGCTGCCGAGCGTGAGAAGGTAACCCACTGGATGCTTGAGCGGGGCTACGCTACAGGACACGGCGAGAGCATTGAAGACTTGCTGAAAGAACTTGAGTGGCAGATCGAAGATCGGATCAAGAACATTATCCGAGCAAGGGGAAACACATGAACGGGGATCTTAAACAAAATGAAATACTGAAGCAGTGCAAAGTCGATCTTCAAATGGCTGTGATAAAAACTTTGTTAAACATTATGCATGATGATGCTAACGCCGCAAGAGATCGGTTAAAAGCAGCGGAGATGCTGTCGAAAATCTCTCCAACGATATTTAACGAGAGTCAAGGAGTAAGCAATGAGCAAGAAAGGATTGTTTGACGACATACCCATTAGTAACCCTGACAGAGACAAAGCTTGGGAAGCATTCATCAAGCGAAAAGATACTAAGGCAATGATGAAAGGCAAAGAAGATTTCAAGTTCCCACTCGATGGGTCGTATGACCTGTGGTGTATCGCTTGGGAGAAGGCTTGGCGTGAAGGTTTTTATGATGGTTGGAAAGAAGCAGGAGGAAAAATCCGTGAGCCCTGATACAAAAGTAAAAATCAAATCGACGGGCGAGATTGGATACGTTGTTAAGGTAGATGAGGATGGGTTCGTGTGCTTGCGCGTACCTTCTACCAACGGCTGGCCTTTCCCGCACTATGTATTCCTGCCACGAAATCAGATGCAAGTTGTTAAGCGTGATAAGAATCATGACTTACAAGATGTAGAAGAAGCACCCTTTTAGGAGAAATGAGATGAATGATTCAGAACTTTCTTACCTTATGTTGTTAGTAGATAATAATGATGACGAGTTTTCTACGGAGTTTATGAAGTGGTTACCTGAAAACCCGCACGTATGGGAGGCGTTTGTTGCAGAGGCGTTTAAGGTAATTAACAAAGGCTTTAAGCACTACTCAACAAGAACTATTGTTTGTGTATTACGGCATCATTCTGCTATATCAGAAGTAGGCAGCGCGTGGAAAATTAATAACAATCTGTCCCCATACCTTGCGCGGTTGTTTGACTTGCGCTACCCAAACTACAAGGGCATGTGGGAGTATCGTGAAGTTAAACGTGCTAAACGAGATAAGTATTTTAGGGATGCAGGTGCCGAGGCAGGTATTCTATGAAAATAATAACGATTGATTTTGAAACCTACTACAACCGCGAATATTCACTGAGCAAGATGACAACTGAGGAGTACATACGCAGTCCATTCTTTGAGGTGATTGGTGTAGCAGTAAAGGTAGACGACAACCCAACGGAGTGGGCAAGTGGTACACATGAACAGATCAAGACTTGGCTCATACAGTTCGATTGGGAGGGGAGTGCTGGCCTTGCTCACAATGCTATGTTTGATGGTGCCATTCTTAATTGGGTGTTTGATATTCGCCCTAAGCTATGGCTTGATACGTTATCTATGGCGAGGGCTTTGCACGGTGTTGAAGTGGGGGGTTCGTTAAAAGCCCTTGCTGAACGCTATAACCTTGGGGTCAAGGGCACTGAAGTTATCAACGCGATGGGTGTGCGCCGCACCGAATTCACTGAAGAAGGTTTGGCGGCGTATGGCGACTACTGCATCAACGACGTTGACCTGACCTACGCGCTCTTCGATAGACTGATGATGGGTAAAAACTTTCCCACAGGAGAGATCAAGCTCATTGACTTAACGCTACGTATGTTTACTGAGCCTGTGCTAAGACTCGATAAAGAATTATTAGAACAACACTTAGCCGAAGTGCGTGAACGCAAAGAAAAGTTATTGACTGATGCAGCGGCAAACCGCGATGACTTGATGAGCAACCCGAAGTTTGCTGAACTGCTACGTTCTTTGGGTGTGGACCCCCCGATGAAAATCAGCCCAACGACGGGCAAAGAAACCTACGCGATGGCAAAGAATGATGAGGAATTCAAGGCTTTGCTTGAGCATGACGATGAGCGTGTGCAAGCTCTGGTTGCTGCGCGGATCGGCACAAAATCTACATTGGAAGAAACACGCACTGAACGCTTTATAGGTATTGCCGAACGTGGATTGATGCCTGTACCCCTAAAGTATTACGCAGCGCATACGGGCAGATGGGGTGGGTCGGATAACCTGAACCTACAAAATCTTCCAAGCCGAGGGGCTAACGCCAACAAGCTCAAGACATCTATCCTGCCCCCCAAAGGTCAGGTCATTATTGACTCAGACTCATCACAGATCGAAGCACGGGTGCTTGCATGGATAGCACAACAAGATGATTTGGTTGAAGCGTTTGCAAATAAAGAAGATGTTTACAAGAAGATGGCAAGCGCCATTTATGGTGTGCATGAAGATCAGGTTACCAAGGAGCAGCGGTTTGTAGGCAAGACCACAATTCTCGGTGCAGGGTATGGCATGGGTGCAGCCAAGTTTCAGGCACAACTCAAGGTGCTTGGGGTAGAGACAGAACTCGATGAGTGCCGTCGCATCATTGAGATTTACCGTAAAACAAATCCGCACATCGTGGCGTTGTGGCGCGAAGCACAGTTTGCTCTGGGGCTTATGAAAGACAACATCGACGGCACGTTAGGCAGACCGGGGCTGTTGAAGATCATAGGCAAGCACAAGGCTATCAAGTTACCCAATAAGTTATTGATGCGATACAACGAACTGTCGGCAGGTGAAGGCGATGAGTTTCAATACAAAACCCGCAAAGGACAGATTAAAATTTACGGTGGTAAGGTTATAGAGAACGTGTGCCAAGCCGTTGCGCGGTGCATCATAGGCGAGCAGATGGTTCGTATCTCCAAGCGGTATCGGGTAGTGCTGACCGTGCATGATGCGATTGCTTGCGTTGCACCCATGACTGAGAAGTACGCTGCACGGGACTACGTTGAGGAATGTATGCGTTGGGTTCCTGATTGGGCACAAGGCTTACCTATTAATTGTGAATCTGGGATAGGAGAAACTTATGGTGATTGCTGAACTGAATGATTACATTGTGCCGTTTATCAACGCAGAAAAAGAACTGGCATTAGCTAAAAGAAGACTACTTGAAAACGACCCAATAATGGCGTATGGTCATATTCTTACCGCACTTACTACCTTACGTCATGCAAAAAACATCATCGCAGCTTCGATCCCCTCCGCCCAAGCCGACCCCGGCGTGGAGTTACAGCAGCATAAAGCTCTTTGAGCAATGCCCTAAAAAATACTTCCACCTTAAGGTAGCCAAGGACATCGTCGAGTACCCCACCGAGGCCACTATTTATGGTGGAAAGTTTCATAGCGCGGCTGAGGAGTACATCAAAAACGGTACTGCGCTACCACCGTACTTCAACTTCGCCAAGGCTGCGCTCGATAAGCTCAACGAGATAAACGGCGATAAGCTGTGCGAGTACCGCATGGGAATCACCCGTGACTTGCGACCGTGCGGGTTTGGGGCTAGGGATGTGTGGTGGCGTGGGATTGTGGACTTAGCGATCATTGACAAAGAGCGGGGTAAGGCGTTCGTTGTTGATTACAAGACGGGTAAAAGTTCACAGTACGCAGACAAAGACCAGTTAGAGCTGATGTCGTTGGCGATCTTTAAGCATTTTCCAGAGATCACAAGCGTCAATGCAGGATTGCTTTTTGTTGTCTGTAATGCGTTTGTGAAAGACAAGTACCACCAAGAGCAGCAAGAAGAGACTTGGGAAAAGTGGCTCGGTCAGTACGACCGACTAACCACTGCGTATGAAACCAATGTGTGGAACCCCAAGCCGAATAATTTGTGCCGTAATTGGTGTCCTGTAGTGAGCTGCACTCATAATGGGAAGAACAAATAATGCCTTACGTCAACAAACCCAGACCGTACAAGAAAGAATATCAACAACAACTAGCTAGGGGCGACATAGCAGGTAAGCTAGAACGCCAACGCGCTCGACGCGCCATCGACAAGACAGGTGCGGATAAAGACCACGACGGGAAAGCAGACCGTCGTGAAGGTAAAGATGTGGCCCACCGCAAAGCACTTAGTAACGGAGGATCAAATAAAGACGGGTACTTTATTCAAAACGCATCAAAGAATAGATCATTCAAACGTAGTTCAAAAAGCGCACTTGTATCTGAAACGAGTAAGCGCGAAAAATAATATGGAGAGTAAATGGAAATCATCGACAACAGGGCGCTCTTATTGCGTCTAAAAAACCCACAGACAGTTACAGCACACATACCAGCTAGCCGTATCGTTGGTAAAGAACCTTCTGGTTCCACACAAGTTCTTGTAGATTGGGAGCTGCCCGAAGCCCAAGCACTGCGTACCCTGAAGATACGCAACGTACCATCCCCCATACTACGTGACTACAAGTGGGAGGGTATGCACAAACCTTTTGAACACCAGAAAACCACAGCAGCGTTTCTGACACTGCACAAGCGAGCCTTCTGCCTTAACGAGCAGGGTACAGGTAAGACGGGGTCAGTGATATGGGCTGCTGACTATTTGATGAAGTTAGGGGTCATCAAACGGGTGCTTGTTATCTGCCCACTATCGATCATGGACTCGGCGTGGCGCAACGATTTGTTTAAGTTTGCCATGCACCGCAGCGTTGACATTGCCTATGGGCAGTCAGAAAAACGCAAGAAGATTATTAAGAGCGATGCAGAATTTGTAATTATTAATTACGATGGCATACCGATTGCCAAAGACGAGATAGCTGCGGCTAACTTTGACCTGATTGTGATCGATGAAGCGAACGCTTATAAAAATACAACCACTGTACGGTGGAAAACTTTATATCGATTGCTCAAACCTCACACATGGCTGTGGATGCTGACGGGCACACCCGCTGCACAGTCACCCCTTGATGCGTATGGGTTGGGTAAATTAGTTAACCCGCTAGGTGTACCAAAAATCTTTGCTGCCTACCGCGACATGGTGATGTACCAAATAAGTAAGTTCCGATGGGTTCCGAAAGATAACGCAACCCAAACTGTGTACAACGCACTGCAACCTGCCATACGGTTTACAAAAAACGAATGCCTTGACCTGCCAGACATTGTGTACGCAACCCGTGACATCGAGCTAACGGCACAGCAAAAAAAGTATTACGAAACACTTCGCAAGCAGATGGTTGTCACAGCAGCCGGAGAAGAAATTACAGCAGTCAACGCAGCCGTGGGTCTTAACAAACTGCTACAGATTTCATGTGGTGCGGCATACACCGACTCAGGTGAAACCGTTATCTTTGACATCAAGAACCGCTACAGCGTATTGCAAGAAGTCATTGAGGAATCTAACCACAAGGTTATTGTTTTCGTACCATTCAAGCACACTATTGAGGTATTGGAAGAAAAGCTTACAGGCGACGGTATCAGTGTGGGGGTCATCAGCGGGGAAGTGACTGCGGCTAACCGCACCAAGCTATTTCACGACTTTCAGAACACCGCAAACACCCGAGTGCTGATTGTGCAGCCGCAAGCTGCCGCGCATGGTGTAACGCTCACCGCTGCCGATACGATTGTGTGGTGGGGGCCGACCCCTTCCCATGAGATATACGCCCAAGCCAACGCACGGGCGCACCGTGCAGGGCAAACAAACAAGGTTACCGTCGTGAGGCTGGTAGGCAGTAACGCAGAAAAACATTTATACAAACTTCTTGATAGTAAAATTGATGCCCACGTACAACTTGTATCCTTATACAAGGAAGTGCTTGACAAGAGCATCTAATGTCACTATATTAGCGACATAACACAACGATAGGAGAGTACGATGACTGATAAAGAGGACGGTATTTCCGTCGATAAGCTAGTCCGCGCTTACATTAAGATGCGGGAAAAGCGCGAAGAACTTACGCGCACCTACGACACCGAGTACGAATCGATAAGCGAAAAGATGCGCTTGGTGAAAAACGCCCTACTTGACCAGATGAGGTCTGCAAATGTTGAAAGCATTCGCACGACTGAAGGTTTGGTCTACCGCACGATGAGTAAAAAATACTGGACGAGCGATTGGGACAATTTTTATAACTTCATCATGGAGCACAACATCCCACAGGTGCTAGAGAAGCGAGTGCACCAAACTAATTTGAAAGAGTTCCTAGAGAGCAACCCCGATCTGCTGCCACCGGGACTGAATGTGGACAGCGAATACTCCGTAACCGTTCAACGCAGGAGAAATTAATGGAAGTCGTTGATGAGAAGTACATCACGATTGAAGATGTGGCGAAGCATTACTCAGTGTCCATCTCAACCGTGCGCTCATGGATGAGAGCTGACATCATCCCCGCACTAAAAATTGCCAACGTGTATCGCTTTAAGCTGTCTGATGTTGACGCAGCACTGAAGCATTACAGCAAGGCAAAGGAAGAAGAGGAACAGAAAAAAGATCCTCGACAGTTAGAACTTGATTTCAACCCAGACAAAGACCTCTAGGAGTATTAAATGGCTGAACTGACTTTATTCAAAGGTGGGCTCCCCGCATATCTCAAAGATATGCAAGACGAAGCAACAAGTGCCTTGGCTGGTGGCAGCAGCACAAATGGTGCAAAACGTATCTCCATTGAAGGTGGTGTGTTCCGTATGTTGGTGGGCGGTAAAGAAATTGCTGTCAACGAAGACCGCTCGATGAACATCATCATTGTCAAAGCTGCGGCGCAGAACAGTCGGATGTTTTACGCAGGTAGTTATGTGAAGGGGCAGGTATCTGCACCCGACTGCTGGTCAAACGATGGCATCACCCCTGATGCTAAAGCACGTAACCGTCAGGCTAATAAATGTGCTGACTGCCCCCAGAACGCTAAGGGTTCTGGCCAGGGCGATAGCCGTGCGTGTCGCTTCCAACGCCGTCTTGCAGTGATCCCTGAGAACGAACCTAACGGTTTTATTTATCAGCTTACGCTACCAGCTACGAGTATTTTTGGAGATGGTGATAAGAACAAGTGGCCTCTGATTGCTTATGCAAAACACCTTGAGGCACATGGCGCACCTATCACGGGTGTGGTCACCGAGATGCGGTTTGATACTTCAAGCCCCACACCAAAACTTGTATTTAAGCCTGTGCGTCCTATCACTGAGGACGAGTTCAACATGGTGCGTGAAGCCAAGGATGCGCCTGAAGCGTTTGCAGCAATCACAATGACAGTGGCTCAAACTGATGGGGTACGCAACGCCCCTGCTGCACTGCCTGAACCAAAGGTAGTAGCAAAGAAAACTGAGCCGGACACTAAACTGTCTGACTTACTCAATGAGTTTGATGACGAGTAAGTTGTAGCCTACGGGCGACTAGATCGACGGATTGAAAAGGCTCCGCGCCGCAGGGAGTCCTGTCGCCCTACTTTTCACTGCGGAGGAAGCGGCTATGAACACACTACAATTTTTAGAGACAGTATTACCCACCAAGGGTGTATACGTTGCGTACACATCTAAAGGCCCAAAGAAAAATAACGTATATAAACAGACCTACCACGAAAAACTTCATGAACTCATCATCAGAGGCGACGATGTAAAACAGATTGGTTGGGACGCTTACTTTGCACTAGCCACTTTCCCGGTCAGGGGGACACGCAAAGCCAAAGACGCAGCCTACTTAAAGAGCTTGTTTTTAGATGTGGACTGTGGGGAAGGTAAGCCTTACGCCACACGCGAAGATGGTATCCGTGCC